AGAATACAACCATCAATGTCAGAATGTCTTAAAGGTAAAAGAGTAGCCACTAGGGCGGATAAACCAAATATACAATATAAATGTATTAAATCTAAAGCAGAACTTGAGACAAATATAGATGGATCTTATTCTATCAAAGCTCTAATTTTAGAGTAATGAGAAAACCCAATAAAAAAAGAAATCCTTTTGCAAAACAATTAAGACACTTTACTTCAAAAGTGTTTAAGGTTAAAAATAAATATGACAGAAAAAAACTGGAAAAGCATAGCACTGGAGACTGAAATTGTATCAGGTCATTGCCCTGAATGTACGATGTATACAATATTAGTAGGATTACATAGAACTTTTTTCAGATGTACTAACTGTGGTTTTGATGTAGAGCAAAAAATTAACGGTGTCATAAAATATATGAAAGTTGATAAAGATTCTAAAATGAAACTAACAGAGTTAGACAATGGCTAAAAAATTTAAAGATCAAGTTGTACACGAACCTATTCATCACAAAACATCATTAGGACGTAGACCAAGTCTACAAAAAATGAATAAACATAAAAGGCGCACATTTAAACGTTATGCTGGCCAGGGCCGGTAACATGAAGTTTATGTTAGTTATAACTTTATGTTCACAAATTTACGCCACATGTTTGCCACCTTTTGAACAAGATTACTTTTACGACAATTATTTTGATTGCGCAACGTTAGGTCATATGCGTGGATTTGATACGCTACATAAATTAGGAGCTGATCGAGTTAACGCAGATAGAATGATTTATATGTTTGAGTGTAAACCCATTTTGAACACTTAATTGTCTGCCGGAGCTATGAAAGCTCACGGCAAACAAAAGGTGTGAGAAGAGGACAATAGAATACATTAAAAAAAATTACTTGACAACCCTTGTTATTTTATTATATCTTCCCATATCAATGAGAAGAAAACACTAACAAAGAAAGGTATAATATGGCTGATCCAGCTAAACATAAAAGTGTATCTGTACCAAGAGCTGCCTGGCAAAAGGCAAATTTCTTGAAAGATAAAATAATAACAGACACAGAGTTAAGTATAAGTAAAGTAATCGAAAGTATAATTAACGAGAAGGCAAAGAAACATGGCTACAAAAACGGGAAAGCATAAGATCTTCTGTCCAAAATGTAAGGGAAATGGTTTTTACAGAGTACCTTATCATTTAACAAAAGAAGAGACACACGCACAGTGTGATGATTGTGAAAGAACCGGAGAGCTGTGGATTGATGATAAATTTACACCAGACGAATTACGTGAGAAAGGTGTTCTTTGAAAATTTTGGTGATAATGGTGTCGTTAACTCTAACAAGTTGTAGTAGCACTATGGATGCTGGAGATGTACTAGATCCGACGACAACGATCATTAAAAAAATATTAACAGGAGGAAAGAAGAAATGACAGATGAGTTATATGAAGCAACTAAAAAAGAAGTGATGACAGAGGAAGAAGAGTATAGGAACGCGGATGTACCTATGCCTAAAAAAGAAGAATTAGATAAAGATTTTATAGAACATTTAGAAAAATTTTTTAAAGGAAAAAAAATAATTGACCGAGATAGGGGTACAAATCTTGCCACTGGCATTTCCCTGGACCCAAGCGATGATGGGCAACCTAGCGACGACTCTCGGCGTTCTTCGGGAGAGAGTACTAGACGTAGTGTCTCCCAGAACGAAAATGAAGTTTCGAGAACATTTAAAAAAATTTTTTAAAGGGGAGAAATGAATTTAGGAATAAAAGAAGTAGATAATACACTCAAACAAATATTAGCTGACATTAACCCAAAAGATGGTGTTGATGTCTCTACGGTTTTATCTGAAGTAGAACCTAATCGATATTTTTGTTTTAGAACAGGTGGACCACATTTTTTTGGTAAATGTGAAAATAAAGAAAAAGTTAGAAAAGAATATTTAGAAAACATTTGGCCGTTTGTTTATCACGTAAAAGGATATGGTAGAAAAATTCTAACAGGCACAATTTCAAAAGGTAAAGCCAGTATAGGTTACCCCATGTTAAAAATGTATCATGTAAAAAAAACGCGTTCTCAACAAGATTTTAGACAAGTTATGTATAAAAAAGTGGTAGAGAAGAAAAAAGAAATAGAAATTACAATTCATAAAACGGTGGCTTTATGTTTTGTTCCTAACCCTGATCCTAAAACTAATATTGTTGTAGATCATATCAATGGTAATAGAACAGATTATAGAATAGAAAATTTAAGATGGACAACGCCGAAAGGTAACTCTGTTGGCAATGCGGGCCAATCTTCTGATCCCGATGCTGTTTATGATATAGTTAACGCACAAACATGGTTCCATGAAAACTCTAATACTTATAAAGGTGGTAAGAATAACTATGAACGTGAAAGAGAACAACAACAAAAACAGTTATCTTTACTTCAAGAATTTGAAAAAGGTTTAACTAAATGAAACATAATAATAAATTCATTTATCCAAAATGCGTTAGATCCAATGTCGACGGCAAACGGGTCTATGACATCGATTCGGGTAAATTTAAACTACCCTCTGTAACTACTATATTGTCAGCTACTCAAAGCGCAGAGAAGCGTGAATCGCTGCAAGCGTGGCGTAATAGGGTGGGAGAGGACAATGCAGCGCGGATCGTTGCTTCTAGTGGTGCTAGAGGCACAGCAATGCACAAGATTCTAGAGAAGTATATCCTAGGAGAAGGTTATATGGACATGACAACAGTGGGTCAGGAAGCACACAATATGGCCAAAGTTGTAATAGAACAGGGTCTTTGTAATTTGACAGAGTATTACGGATCGGAGACGGTATTGTATTATCCAGGCCTATACGCAGGTCAAACAGATTTAATTGCAAACCATAAAGGTGATATGGCTGTAGTAGATTTTAAACAAACTAATAAGCCAAAGAAGAGAGAATGGATTGAAGACTATTGTATACAATTAGCTGCTTATACAATGGCTCACAATTATGTGCACAAAACAAATATATCTAAAGGTGTGATTATGATGTGCAGTAAAGATAACTTCTATCAAGAGTTTATAATACAAGGACTTGAGATGAAGAAGTATATGCAACAGTGGCTAAAAAAGGTGGATCAATACTACGATGAACTGAAAGGAAAAGATTAATGAGAGTAAGAGATTTACAACAAATACTAGAAAAATTTACTAATGGCCAGAAAGGTACAACAATATCAGACTGTCATGTATATATTGAGACCCAAGATGGACACTTGGAAGATCTACGAAGAATGGAAGTACAAGAGTCTATATTAGTTAATGACCCAAATCCGGCAAGATTAGTGCTAAAACATGACAATGATAAGCTATTTGGCAAATCAATCACTTTTAACAAGACATAATATGGCAACAATAAGGCAAGAGTGTGCCACTATAAGAGATATTCTGGAGCATTTTTTTTTTCATGTCATAGCAAAAGTTTTCGGTGGCACAGTGGCACAAGGGGTGTTTTTGGCTTATAAGCGTTGGTATAAGCGAATAATAGGTGTGCCAGAGCAGATTTTTTTGGTGGCACAGGTGGCACAGGTTGTTGGTATTGCTAGCTTATTTAAGCATTGGTCAAAATATGCCGTGGCACAGTCAAATAAGCATTGGTATTGGCTGCTTATTTCATGGTATCCGGCGCGCGAGAGGTTTTCTGTTTTCAAAAAAAACATTTTTGCCCTAAAATCTCCCTTATATGATAAAATAATATTATGACAGCCAAGAAATCTAAATACAGACATGCAGTAATTAACAAAAAGAAGTATTACTTCTATTCTATCCGATGGTTGGACATCACCGGTGACGCCGGGCATGCAACTCCAGAAGAGTTTGATAAGTTTGGTTGTGCTGTTATGGTTACGCAAGCTTATGTATATAAGAAAACAAATAAGTTCTTATGGACGTTTGCTTCTTACGATGAAAAAGAGGAAGTATTTTCTGATAGAAATGTATTTCCAAAAGGGTGTATAATTAAAATGGAGAAAATATATATATGAAGAGAAAAACAGCATTCACGTTTAGACTTAAATGTATTTTGAAAAGATGTAGAGAAGAAGGTAAATGGGACTTGTTATCTAGACTACATTACAAATATCAAATAGTACCAGTAGGAGAAGACTATTATGACTAAAGAAAATCTTCCTAACTATTATGGTTCACCTAGTGTGGATGAGACAATTGAAGTTAAACCAACATATACTGAAAAAAAAGTTACTTATAAGAATAAAATATGGGAAGAAGTACATAGATTAAAAAAACTATATGAAAAAAGAAAAAGGTAAAAAACACGACGGTAGATCTAGAGTACCAAACGAAGCCTATAAAAATGGTTGGAATGAAATCTTTCTTAATAAGGTTATGAAAGAAGAAGTTAATATAGGTGACACAGGTACACAGAAATACAGAATTAAAAATGGGCCAAATAAAGGCAAAGTATTGTGAAGAATAAAACCTTGACGAAGAACATGCCATATGTAAAATGGCAGTCTATACCACCTGTGAAAGGACCAGACCCTCAAGGTATATCAACTAAACTCTCAAAAAATGATTCAAAAAATAAAAACACTATACGCAAGACTAAACGAGTTCTTTAATGCTAATTCAGGAATTGTATTGTTTGTTATGCTTGTTGTGATTTATCTTCAATACCTTCAGGGGTAACATCAATCAAATTTTTATGATCATCTAGAATTTTAGCCATCTTGGCTTCTAGTTCTTTCTCTGACATATTGTCTAGATTACCTGTCATAATAAGTTTTTGATCTACATATAATCCACCTGCTTTACCTCTAGCAACTTCAGCATTTATAGCTGCTGACCAAGCACCTTTCTTCTGTGCTTCATCTCTTAATTTTGCTAGTTCAGTAAGATGTCTTTCAACAGTGATCTGATTCTTCTCTTGTACTTCTCTTCTTAACTCACCAATATATGTGACAACCAATGGGAAATATTTAGCATTACGCATCTCTGATGCTGCTTGTCTTGCTCTTGTTTTATACCCTGCTTGATAGGCTGCTTCGGCTGGTGATAGCCTGCCTTCATTATAAACTAGTAATTCTGCAAATTTACGTTGTTGTTCTGTAAGTCTTTTATCTTGAGTCATTTGCCTTATTTTAGTATATATTGACCAAAATGACAAACGGTAAATTCTGGTGAAACCCGAGACAAAACTTTGGCAAAAAGTAAAGAAAAACACTAGTAAAATTAAGTGGACTAGACTCGAATCTTGGGCATCTTTTGGTGTACCTGATTTGCTTGGTTATCACGATAGCTGTGGTTTTTTTATGGTTGAGCTTAAGATTGCTAGAGCTCCAAAAATAAGCTTCAGCCCACATCAAAAACTATTTCATATGACCAGAACAAATCGTAATTTCATCCTGCTCGAAGATACCTCTTCTCGCTCCATAAAACTTTATGAGAGTAAATCGATCCACGGTCTTCTGTTAGATCACAGAGATACGCCGTGCTTGGCGCTTGACGATTGGGAACACATCCAGCGAGTGTTGATCAACACTCCGCTTGACGCTTGACGCTTGCCGCTTGCCGCTTTTAAAAAAAATCTAGTTTAGAATCATTCTAAACTGGCCGCTTTGCATTCTTAACGAAGCGCGCACTGTTGTCCGCGTTCAGGTTGTCAGCTTGTAGCTTGTGGCTTGACGCTTGTAGCTTGGGCCTTCCCGGAAAGCGCGCTTGACGCTTGCGGATTGGATAACCGTTCTCACGGCACCAGTCATTGTGCAGCGCTTCTATTTCTTTTGAGTCTTTAATGTTTGCCATATTCAACGTTAGGTGTGTTACGGTCCCAGCAAGATCTACAGTTTCCACAGTGGCCAAAATCTAATTCCTTTTTCTGTGCTGGTGTGTAGGCCTTCATCTGGGTGGCTGTGTGTACTTTTCCTTTTTTATCTGTATATGGAGCTGGGCAGGTTGACTTATTTTTTTCATTTACTACTGTAGACGTCCATGGCCAGAAGCTCACCGGGCCTTGGTCAATCATGTGTGAAGACATTCTAATGATTAGATTCTCCGGGACCTCTTCAGGGTTTACATCTTTTAAAAATTGCGCTTCGCGCGTTGGTATCCAGTGCTTTGTATCTGGTGTTAACCTGCAAACTTCAAAGATCTTTTGAAGGTGCTCCGCGCTCTGTATATCTCCGGCATCATGCCACCTAAAAAATTTCTGTCTCTTAATTTGTGTAACCATCGCCCCCACCCATCGCGGGTCGGTGATGGCCTTCAGGCGTACATATTGAGCTGCTTTAATAGCAGGGTATCTGGTATAGTTCCCCTTCATTGCATAACATCCAGCGCATACGCTGCCGGGGATCTTTACTAACTTTGCGCCAGTCTTGCATTCCCACGCTGGGAGGCTGTAACTTAAGCCTGGCATTTTTGAGGTTCGAGTCATTGACCCGGTAATTGTTTTTGCTTCTTTTATTTTCATAATTATCCTTTCTATTTACTTCTTACATTTTCCCAGTTCAATTGTCAAGCTTGTAGCTTGTGGCTTGTGGCTTGTGGCTTGGAGCTCATTAAAAAATTTCTTTGTGCTCTTCAGGTACGAAGCCGGCAGCTGGCCATGGTCCTCTGTGAACCATGGCAGCAAGTTGTTGTGATTAATGTAATTTCTTTTCCGCATCCTGCATTCCCATTCCAAATAATTGAACCATCATTTTGAAGCTTGTTATATCTGGCATTTTCATATTAGGAAATTTTGCATCCATATGATCCTTCATACGTTGCCATTCCTTGTCGTCTAATTTATCGATTGTTTGTATTACTTCTTTTGCTTTCATATTTTCTTCTTTCTGTTTGTTTATAATGTATCTTACATTATCCCAGCTATAGTGTCAAGCTTGTGGCTTGTGGCTTGTAGCTCCAGGCAGTCAGTCCCAGGTTACCCCGGTCCTGCCTGCGAGCGGCCAAACTCTTCACGCCTGGTAAGTCCGTACGGGACCGAGGCACTAATAGCTTGACCCCAGATCCATAGTCCAGACCAAACGCGCGCTAGAATGCCAGCTACTATGGATCAGGGCTCAAGCTTGTAACTTATATTCTTTTTTCGTCTTTGCCTTTGAGTTAATTATATTATAATGTTCATCAATATAACTTTCTGTAATAGCAGGACGATTTCCGTATTTACCCTTTCTTTTTATCTGTCTGTTTATTGCGTCTATTCTTTTATTTTTCCAATTCATAATAGTAATATAACACTTGACAATCTACTTGTCAAGGGATATTATGGGAAATATAAACACTAACAGAAAGAAAATATGTCAGCAAAAATAAGAATGAATACCGAATACAGAAACAAATTCTACAATAGAATTAAAGATGTATTTGAGAAAGAAGAAACGCAAGAGCAACAAGCATTTCTACAAGCAAGAGAAGATTTTGATAATATACAAAAATCTACTTTTGATTTAGCAAGTAAAGTTGTTGAAAGGTCATATCCAAAAGAAGATGTAGCCACGTTGCGTGTCTTTAAAAAGAAATATGGCGACCCTTGTGATGTAGTAGCAAAAGATAAATGCTTTTACTTTGCTTATACTGATACAGATAATGCAGACGACGAGGGCAACCCAATAGAGAATAAATCACATTTTGATTTTGGTTTATTCGGCAATCTAAATGGCAACGAGTATAGTAATGGCGAAGATACTGAACACTTTGCACACGCATATTTTAGAGAAGAACTAAAAGAGAAAGGTTGCAACCCAGATATCATAGCCCAACAATCTGGCAAAGATAGCAACCCACACAAAACAAAGCACGTTGATATGTGTAATAAAGCATTAGGCAAGGGCAATACAAGTCACTATTCAGATAGTGAGCATAACTCAATAGGACTAGCAAAAGATTTCAACGCACCATTTTATTGTGATGTGATTGGAACTTCTCATTGTAGGTCAAGAGCAATCGCTTGTACTAAAGATGAATACAATATCTTTTTACAATGGCGAATGGCAAAAGCAAAAGTTGTTAGCACTCATCAAACGTGGATTAATTCTATAATGAAACAATGCGACCAATTAAAAATCGGATTGAAAGCATATAGATATTTAAGCGAGGGTATTGAGTTAGCCAAAGAGTTAGGAATAGAACTAGACGAGGCAGAA